GATCTTCCATTCGTTTCACAACATATAAATCATTTTTGTATATCAGTGTTGGTTCAGCGTCTGAATCACCCCCATCATCTGCGTGATAGATGCCGGAATGTTTTCCTTTAAAAAACGGATACGGATACTGCGTAGCACCATTAGGTTTTTCCTTGGGTGCGGGAGTAGTTGGTGTACTAACGGGTGGTTCAGTAGACGCAGTTAAAATTATTTTGCCCAGTCTCAATGGGCCGGTAATCGTCCCTTTATGAGGGCAACCGTCGCATCCTCCTGGGTTGTTACGCTCAAACACCTCGCACCCATGTGGACCTTCAGCATTACGGGCTTTAGCATCGGCGGCGGCAAACGAATACTCAGGGTGACCCTCCGACATTTTTATAATTGCTTGTGTACGGTCGTCACACTTGTTAGCTACAGACAATGCATCGAACCAGCGCGGCTCCACTAAGGTGGCTTGCTGTATGTAACAATCGAGTAGTTGGTTACACCCTTCACCTTTGGCGCTTCTACGCATTATCTTAGAAAAATTAAACGCGCTATTGCAATCGTGGGCAGTCGCTAAGTACTCGCCCAATTTTGATTTGCGTTTGGGGGCAGTTTCTTTAACACCTAATAGTTTGGAAAAGTGGTAAAAATTTACAGGTTCACTTTTAGAAGGATCCCCTAGCACTTCTACTTTAAGTGGGGCATCCCCTTTAAAATTATAAGTACCAGGAATACGCAAGATCCGTGCTACTTCAAAAACAGCATTGTCTACATAAAATTTATGCGTTACACACAACTCCCGAAGTCTTTCTGCAACCGGTTCCCATTCCTCCCTACTAACTTCGGTAGTTAAAGCCCAATACACGTGTAGGCCGCGCCCAGAATTAACAACAATCGGGGGCGGCAAGCCAACCAATGACCCAAAACTACGCAAAGCTTTTGCCGCTTCGGTTTGGTTTATGTAACCATCAGGAATGCCGGTGTTTGGATTAGGTACAGCTTTGTCTCCGCCACAATCGAGGTCTAACCAAAAAGACTTAACTGTTTGTACATTTGCCTTGGTGCGGTTAGCGTCCGTAGCATATTTAGCCACGGCAAAGAATACATTCCTTTTTTCTGCTACGTACTGGGCTGCAAGAGTATCAACCTGTTCACGAGTTGCTAATAACTTCTGCCTAACATTGTCTTTTCCATTTACCTTCTTAATGCCTAAAATACAAAACCATCCAGTATGGGGTTGAACAGTATTTAAAAGGTCAAACTCAGCCATTTACTTTTTTCTGGGGAAGGGATTCCCCCAAGCTACCTCGGATTCATTGAAAATTTACTTCACTTTTTAGGCTTGAATGACTCTATAAAAGCTTGAACGCTGTCTACAACTAACGGGTGAGGGTTACTCACTCCACAGAACCAGTTATAGATAGTCTGTCGGCTAACTCCCAGTTCCTCTGCAACGTCGGCTACGGAAGTGTTGCTGCTAATGCACACTTTCCCTAGCTTGACTCCGAGTAGCTGTTGGTTTGCTTTCTTATTAGTATCAATCAGCCGTGCGCTGTACCCATAACTCATTGTCTATTCATCAGCCCACGCTGATAGAACATCTGCAATATCGTCTTTCAAGGGGGGTTCCTCTTTCTTTGTTACCCTCTTGACAGGTTCAGCAATCGGTTCCTCTGCTGTACTAGCAGTTTGTACTTCTGCTACCTCTTCCTCCGGTCCCTCTTCTTGGGCTTCCTGGGGAGAAGGTAATTTAGATACGTTATCGGCCTGTGCTACTGTAAGCCGAGTGTAACGTGTAGCATCAGGGTGTTGTTGAGCAAGTTCTACTTGCTTCCATTCTGTTTCGGATATATTGCGTACCGGAGTAAAAAGCAATTCCATTGAATCTGCGTTGGGGTTATATGAGATGTTAGTTACGACTTGATCAGGGGCTTCTCCATTTGCCCGTAAAAAAGAAAGGTAACTTTCAAACGGATGGACATTACCCACACCTTTACCAAACAAAGACTTAGCGGGAATATTAAACTGGTAGAGATCTCCCGATGGATCGCCCTCTACAAGGAGCGAAATGCGCCGGTTGTACCTACAGGCTCTCCGATTACCTTCACCGGACCCCTGTATATTTTGAGGGCAGTCCGCACAGTTGGAATGCTGGGGGTCACTCGCTTCCTCTTCTGGTTTGTCCCCTAAGTTAGACCAGCAATTAGGTAACGTAGGCTCCTTATCTGGATCGTATTCTTCTTCGTAAAACGTGCGCGAAACAGTGGGAAGGGTCCATATAATAATTACATTGATCTCCCCCGCCACGGCATCACCTATTTGCTCTCCATTAACTAAGCGTTTGAAACTTCCGTTGGTGTTGGTTTGTATGCGTTTCCCCTGCCATACACTAGCACCAGAAGAAGCCTTGGAAAGTTCGTCTGCAAGGCGACTACTACGTTTGCCCATCGCTAGATCGGTTTGTTGTTTAAATATAGATACTTCGGTACTCATTGTGTTCTCCTTACTTGCTGGTGGGTTTTCGTACTTGGATGGCATAAGCCTTCTCAGAATGAAGTCCAACAGGCAAGCTTTCTGGGTTGTCTTCTAAAAATTCTTTCATCGCTTTGGTGTTTATGCGCTTTTCTAATACATGTGCTGCATCTTGTTCTTGGATAAAGCGATACATTGCGGCCCAATCACTGGTCCAATACTTCACGCGGACAGTCCTAAAAAAGGTGCCAAATTCAGTAGTAACTGAAGTGACGTTGTTGTCTTTGCAATGCTCTAATAGTTCCGCGCCCACTCTTTCAAAGTCTTCTTTCATAGTCGCAATTTGTTCTTTGTGTGCGGCTTCTTTGGCACGGATAGTGTCCCTAATTTTGATATAGACACGTACTAATTCATCGGGAGTGGGGGGCATAAATATTATTTCCGTTTAAAAAATAAAAGGTTTTTAAGAATAGCACCCTGTTTGACAAAGTCAAGCCTACGCCCCAATTTCTTGCCGATATAAATCAATTATTTTGTGGTGATTAAGTATGTTTCCTTGAAGCATTTTGTACAGCCTAGATTCCACTGGGCTCCCCTCCACATGGACAACAGTCATGGGATGCTTCTGTCCAGGGCGATTGATCCTCGCATTGGCTTGGAGATACGTTTCGACGCTCGTGACCGGTGCATACCAGAGCACAGTGTCAGCCGCCGTTAATGTAAGGCCGTGAGAAGCTGCTTGGGGCTGTATTACCAGAACGGTGGGGTCGGGCTTAGTCTGAAAGTCGGAGACAATCTCCGTGCGTCTGTTGACCGTAACACTCCCATTTATAACTTCACACGCCACACCTTGCTTAGTTAAAAATTCGGATAACAATTCAATAGTGTGAGTGAAAGGAACAAACACCAGCACTTTATTAGATGCCTCTTCTATCACTTCCAAAATAACTTGTAGGCGGTTCTTCACATCAAACTCTAAAACCGTACCCTCATCGGTATAAACAGCGCCCCCAGACAGTTGCAAAAGCTTATTCAATTGAGTGGCTGCATTCACCGCACTGACTTCCTCCCCTGCGGCTTCCAACACCATGTCTTGTTTAAGTTTTTTATAATACTTGTTTTGTTGTGGAGTAAGGGGAGCCTCTCGTTCAATGTAGGTAACAGAAGGAAGGTCCAGGCACTGAGCCCTCTCGAAGCGGATAGCAGGTTGCAATACTTTGTGGACAGTTTGCTGCGCCGTGGGTTTAGGAGCCCACCTGTATTGAGTTACTTTATACATAACATCGTCACGGAATCTGCCAAAATACGCTGGCGTGTTCTCAGGATTAACCAGCTTGGCTAACCCAAAAGCATCCACAGGAGATTGAGCAGCGGGGGTGCCGGTCAGCATCCACAGCCAAGGAGCCTTGGCAACAATGTCGCGCAATATTTTCCAGCGATTTGTTTGAGGATTTTTATAGGCGTTGGCTTCATCCACCACAATCAAGTCAAAGCCGCCGGCCAGTATCTCTTCTTTGATTACACCGGCCCCATCAAAGTTAATGATAACGAACTCCGCGCCGGCCGCTAAAATCTTTTTGCGCCTTTCTGCGGAACCGTGAGCGACAGAACAACTGCGGTGCATAGCAAACTTAAAGAGATCCTGTTGCCATGCAGATTTCATAATCGATAAAGGGCACAACACTAAAACTCTTTTTATATCCCCGCGTTTTATTAAGTAGTCAGCTGCCCAAATGACTGAAGCAGTTTTGCCGGTGCCTTGTTCGTTAAAGCAGAATGCTTTTTTGTGCAGCGTTAAAAAAGAAGAAGTTACTTCCTGGTGTTTGAAAGGTGTAAGCCGACCCGTCCAAGCATAATCACGATCTATAGGTGAGGGGACATTAATAAAGTTAAGAGTGGAGAGGGCTTGAGCCTCGGGCAACTCCCAGTTAACCAACACTTTATATACATCGCCGTCCCGCGAAAGCACATGACTTTTCTTGATGGCTTCCGTAATTAAATGGGGTGTTTTTGTATGCAACACCAGTGCTTTGTTTTGAACTACTTCCAAGATACCTCCTTCCGTCTAGCGCGGGGACTCTCCCTTGTAGGAAAAGTTCGAGGAAGCCGTGGTTGGTAATCTAAATAGTCATATATTTTTATTTCATTACTTACCATAGGTCGCCAGTCAGTATTAAACTTATTACTTTTTCCTTCATTGCATTCTTCACAAAGTATTTGCAAATTATCAAAACACAAAGCTAGATGCGGGTTTCTTGTCTTTGGAATTATATGGTCTACGTGTAGCATTACGTCATGTTCACGGGATGATCTATGGCATAATACACACTTGCCTTGGTAAGCCTCCAACACTTTATAGCGTACAGTTTTCCATGCTTTTTGCATCTCACGCTTATTCCAACCAGCGTTGAAAATATCTTCACCATCCATACGACGAACATGAAGCATCTGCATATCCTCCTTTACCTCATTCGGATGTACGCCTCGACTAGCTTTCCATTGTATTTGTTCAAAAATATCCCATTGCCAATATTCTATAGGGCGGTCAGACTTTATTAATTTATGAGTAAATCCTTTGGTTGGTTCTTCTTTAAAATGAGCGCGATACAAGTCTTTTAATAAGTCCATGTGGATAGCAGAATATTGAGGAGAATCAGGGTTTTTCAAAGTGTGAACTAACGGTTCATTCAGATATAAAGATTTATTTTTGTATTCTTCCCAATCATCAGGTACATAGTCATTTATGTTGGGACTCCACCAAACGACGTTACATCTAGGCGCTCGTTGTTGGGCTTCTTCAGCAAACAGATTAACCTCTGTTAAGTCTCGTAGGATCCGCATCTCAACTCCTGTTATGTTCGCAATCAGTTACTGGGCAGTAGGCACAGAGAGGCCCACTCCTTGGGTTCCACACACCTGCATTTTCTGCATCTGTGAGACTGTCTAGTTGAGGTTGGAAGACAGCAAAATAAGAGTCGCGCATGTCTGCCCAGTGTTCTTTATGTATAAAGTTGTTACTCACCACAAAAGCTAATGCAGATTTAATTTTTTTAAGGTGGGGGTAGTGAGTAAAAAGGGCAGCAGCAACAGCATCCAACTGTTTGGTATCTGCGTAACGGGTATTCTTGCCTGTCTTGTAGTCAATGGATAAAGCAGTGTCATCTTGCAAGATTACGAGGTCAGCTATTCCCCGCCACCAGACATCTTCGGCGTAAAAATCTGTGGGCCGGTAACCTTCCCCCTCTCTTGCAACCCCCAGTTTTACTTCACAAAGTTCTCCCCTGGGATGGCGGCGATCACCTCCATAATGGGGTTAAGAAATTTAAAGCGTTTAGGGACGGGAGTATTAGAAGCTATAAATTCTTCAGCGGCTTTGTGAACTTCTTCACCATAGACTGTAGCCGCGCTCCCTTTGTCTTTAACATCTTTTAAAACTTTGAGGTGGTAATACTTTTTAGGACATTGTTCAAATGTCTTTAAGCTGCTATAAGACCAAGCGGTCATAGCAACCCAGCCTTCACAAGTTCTTGTCGGTTCGCTTCATGGCTTGCTTTAATTTCTTTTTTATTCTGTCCGTAATAGACAACCGCGAGTTTGTTTTTAATAAGTAGGCGCGTAATAAGTCCCTTTCGCGTCTTGATCTCGCCCAACCATCGGCCAAATTTTCCCCTTTCCTTTGTTCGGAGGATATACCGTTCCCCGACTTTAAGGTTGTCTTGTAAGAATTTTTTTGCCAAAAGGCCATGCGCTTTCTCCTGCTTATTTCGAGTACGAGATTCGGGTGCATCAATTCCATAAAGGCGAATGTTAAGGCCGCGACCAGAGTTACCGCGCAACATAACACCAAAACCCAGATCGACATCGACTCTTAACCCATCGCCATCAGTAATTGATCGGATGACACAGTTGTATTCATACATTTTATTCTCCTTCCGACTTTATGGTTTCAAGAACCTCGGCGGTAAAATAATCTCCTTGTATTTGACCCCATTTGGTTAAAAACCTACGCCGTTCCATCTCACTAAGAAAGCCGTCACTTCTACCCTGCATTATCCGTTGGGCAAAGTTGAACCATTTGTTTTCAGAAGTCGCAGATGTAAAGTCGCTCGGCTGGCTTTCCATTCTTAAATATACTAAAGCTACTCCTCGATTGTTAAACCCGTGATATTTTCCTTCTTCAGAATAAGGTTTTGCTTCACTCATGTGTCTGCCTCCTGTTGTATGCATACATGCTTTTGACTTAGTGTTGTTTTTCTTGAGCGACCCGTTCACGCAGAATCGCTCGTTCCCAATGGTTGCACAGAAGACAAAGCCACCCTGCGCGTATTGGTTTGGGGTGTTCCGTTTGGGGGGTTTCTACATAGTCCAATATTTCTAGAGTGGTAGAGCCACATTTTTTGCAGGGTTGTTCTAGTTTTTTGTACATTATTCTTCTTCTTCAGTGTTAAGTTCACGCCGGTCTTTTATTTCGTCCGCAATGAAGCGTAAAAGTTCCAGTACTTCTTCTGCATCCTGCTCATCCCCTGTCAACTCGACAGTGACTTTTATACTCCTTCCGTTACTCATCAATGCAGTGGGCCACGACTAACATCGGCCTCCCAGATAGAATCTATAGTTTCATGGGTAATAAACTTAAAAAAATCTTTGTCGATTTCAAGACTCAACATAATTAAGCAAGCCATATGAAGGTAGGCCGCGCTATAAGCCATTAACTCTTCGGAAGGGGCATCTTTTAATCGTCCCATCCTGGGGTTTAGCTCCTCATGTAATATCTGCGCTACTCTAGTTTGAAAAGTCATCCGCTGGTCTTTAGTCATCGTTAGGCTCCACAATCCCCGTAGGAATCTCCAAAACCACCTTCACAATCCAAAGGCAAGTCAGGAGCCCACAAGGGCTGCTGTTTCATTGACTCCTCAATATACTTCATCGCCGTAGGTACTTCATCGATGGGCACCACACAAGCAATAGCATCGTGCACGGACATAGCTATTTTATATTTTTTTGATACCCGTACTAACTGTTCACCAATAACGATCCGAGCTAACGCCTGACAAATATTTTCCACCACCATCCCGCCGTAAATTCTAGTACTTATGGAGGTCTTGCCCCGCAAAGTTTCATAGACATATTCCTCGCGTTTGGTTTCAGAGTTTATGTGGTTTCGTAATTGGGGGTAACGTAAAAATAAACCATTGGGCAGTTCTATACCTCGTTGTCCTACCACGGTTAATACTTCGGGAACTCCCAAAGACATTTGTTCGTTGTTGATAATTGCAGTGAGTCCAGTGCCGGCCTCCCGCCACAGCTTCCGTATGGCTGGAAATGCAGTCCGATATGTCTCAATTATGTGCTGACATTCAGTGTCCGATAATGCAACGCCTAAAGATTTGAGCTGCGCCTGGAAACGCACCGCCCCCATACCGTAGCCACATCCGAGGACCGTTTGTTTGCCAACAAAACGCTCCGCTTTCGTTATCTCCTCAGTTCCCTTCTTGTAAATGTTGGAAGCCATTAACCTATAAACATCATCTCCTCGCGTAAATGCTTGGACCAAATCATCTTGGCCGGCCAACCACGCTAAGACCCTTGCTTCAATTTGGGACAAGTCATAGTCCACAAACTGATAGCCATCGGGAGCTAACAAAGCTTTTTTGAGGACGGATCCCCGTGGCAAATTCTGCATATTGATTTTGCCATCCCCGCCCCATCGCCCAGTGTGGGCAGCATAATATCGTAAAGGGACGGGTAACGGGCCGCGCAGAGCTATGTCTGCAAAGCGTTGGGTACGCTTTTCTTCGAGTGTAGATTTCACTCCTAACCTTGCGGAGACAATGTTCTGCACCTCAATGTTGGGGTGGTCCTGCAAAGCTTGTAAGCCTTCATCGGTTTTTGCAAAAGCGTAAGTTTCGTTACCAGTGGTTGGACTTATTTTTTTGGGAGGAGTAACTCCTAGTTCCTCTAACAGAAGTGCAAACTTTGGGTTACTCATGAGTTCTTTTCGGTCGTAGGAAATCTTTTCCATCAACAACTCTTTACCATCTGCGATAGCTCTCAAGTGATGGGTGAGTAATGCCTGATCCAATTCAATCACCGGTTTC